GCCTGCTGTGGGACGACGTTGACACGATATGCAATACTGTCACGCTTTCCGACCCGCAGAAACTGAAGACGGAGCGTCCGCGTACGATTCCGTTGACGGCCCGTGCTGCCGAGATCCTGAGACTCCGGAGGTCATGGTGCCGCACAGGTGAGCCGCCGTTCGACTTCACTAATCAGCAGATCGATGATAAGATCAAAGCGTTCAGGGTAGTCCACCCGTTTGAGGGTGCGCTTCTCCATACGTGCCGTCATACGTTCTGTTCTCGCCTCGTCCAACGTGGAGTCCCTCTCGCCGCTGTCAAAGAGCTTGCTGGTCATAACAGCCTGAAGACGACCCTCAGGTATAGCCACCTGACCCCTGCAAGCCTGACATCTGCGATTGCTAAACTTGAACCTGAGTCGCGCCGAACTTCTTAACCTGTACGACGAAGTGAAGCTGTGGTGCGGCGTTCGCCGTAAGTCGTTCATGCTATGGACGTTCAATGACCTGCTGAGTGAAGCGTATTTACTTACACTGGAGAAGCTGATGCCTAAATACGATTACAACAGGGGGCCGATCTCAGCCTTCTTGCGTACCAGCTTGTTCAGCTTCGTACATGCGAAATACTGCAAGGACAACTCTATCCTGACAATCCGCAAATACGACAAGGATAAAGGAAAGTACAACACTCGGTCCTTTACTCGTCCCGTATTTCAGTGGCCTGATTGGAACTTCGACCCGGCAGCTCCCGCAGATGTTGAAGTGCCAGATCTTCCGGGGTTCAGTGAGTTGCCCGTCGATGACCAGTGGTTCCTGATCATGAAGTCAAGGGGTATGACGCTCAAGCAGCTCGGTGTCCATCATGGGTACAGTGAGTCAAGGGCGTGTCAGCGTCTCAGAATGTGCAAAGCGAAATGGGAGGGGACTCGTGAGTAAGAAGCTGAGCCAAGGACGGCTTGAAGAAGAGATGATCGAGATGGGCCGCCAGCGGTATTACCATAAGATCAAGAGAGCCAAGGAAACGAAGCTGGAATCAACCACGGCAGTAGGTCAATACTTACTTGCAGAGTCGATTGATAAGCTGACATCTGAGATCAACAGTTGGAAAGCTAAGGCTGAGCAGGCTCCGGGCCGTAGGCATCGCGCATTACAGTACATTGAACAGCTACCCGCTCCCGTCGTCGCTGCTCTGACCTCGAAGTGCGTACTTGATTGCGTATCCGTGGACCGCAAGATCACGAGTACGGCGTTGACGCTGGCCCGAACTCTTGAAGACGAGCTGAAGTTCCGGACGATCAAGGAAGACAATCCTGCCCTGTGGCAGCAGATCAACCGTGTGCTTGACAAATACAAGAGCGACAAGACGAAGTCCAAGTTCATCAACAACACGGCGAATTACCACGAGCTTGTCCTGCCCCAGTGGAATCGGAAGGACGCAGCGTCCGTGGGGCTGACCTGCATTGAGCTTATGAGGCAGGCCACGGGCATCATCGACATCGTCACGAAAGCAGATCCCAAGGGTAAGTCGTACACGATGATCCGCCCGACAGAGGACCTGCTGAAGTGGATGAAGGACTCCCATGAGTACAGGGATTCCCTTGCTCCGGTCTGGCTTCCTATGGTGGAGCGACCCGTCGATTGGAACAACCCGTATCTCGGTGGCTACCAAGCCACGTGCTTCGGTCGCCGTGCGCTGGTCAAGACGAGAGACAAGTCGTACCTCGAAGACATCGGTAGCTGCGACATGACACACGTGTACCGTGCCGTCAACGGCCTGCAAAGGACGGGGTACAGAATCAATCACGAAGTATATGACTGGGTCAAGTTCTGCTGGGAGAAAGATCTTCCCGTAGGCGGTGTGCCGTCCATGGAAGACGACCCGATCCCGAACAAGCCGACCGACATTGCGACGAACGAGGAAGCGAGACGTGCGTGGAGGAAGGCGGCGGCTCGCCAGCACTTCGAGAACGAACGTAAGAAGTCCAAGCGTCTGCAAGTCATGAAGGTTCTGAACCTGTCCAACAAGTTCGCCAGCAGTGACCTGTACTACCCACACTCTCTGGACTTCAGAGGTCGCGGATATCCGGTGCCTTACTTCTTGCAGCCCCAAGGGCCGAGCTACGTCAAGAGTCTTCTGAGATTCAAGGACGGCAAGAAGATTGACGACAGCGGTCTCAAATGGCTGTACATCAAAGCCGCTTCATCGTGGGGTCTCGACAAGGACCCGTACGAAAGTCGGATTGCTTGGGCTGAATCGAACCTGAACATGATCAAGGCTGTTGGGAATCCCAACAACAAGGAAATGTCATGGGCAGATGCTGACGATCCTTGGGAGTTCCTGAGTGCGTGTATCGAGATTCACCGTGTCCATCTGCACGGCTCTAGCTTCGTCACGACGTTGCCGTGCGGCGTTGATGCGACAACTCAAGGACTACAGATTCTGACGTTGATGCTTCGAGATACGGTGGGCGCAAGAGCGACGAACGTGCTGCCGGGTGACGCACCTCAGGACCCGTACGAAGTTGTTGCAGATCTTGTCATCGAGAAACTTGAGCGAGACAACGCTAGTCCTTATGCGTCGAAGTGGCTCGCTTTCGGGATCAACCGCAAGACGACGAAACGTCAGACGATGACTCTCGTGTACGGCTCCGTGTTCTACAGTTGCCGTACGTACACTGCTGAGTGGTTCTACGAACAACTGAAGGACCCGAAGAAGACGAACCCGTTTGGAGAGGAGACTTATGCGCCCTGCAACTATCTTGCTGAGCTTATATGGGAATCGATTGGTGAAGTCGTTGCGTCCGCAAGGATCGTCATGGACTGGCTTCGTGCCTGTGCTACGGTGTTTGTTGACAACTGCATCACGCCTCGCTGGGTTACTCCGTTGGGCTTCCCTGTCAAGATGCATTACGAGAACATGGGCAAGCACAGCATCAAGACGATGGTCGGCGGTACGATGCGACAGCACCGGCTCCGGATACCAAACGGCAAGCAGTCGAGGCGCAAGACGATCAACGGAATCTGCGCGAACCTCGTCCATTCCTTGGATGGCCTTGGCGGCATACTTGGCCTTACTGTGAACAAAGCATTGGACAGAGATGTGAAGTCTTTCATGACTGTCCACGACAACATCAGCACGACCGCATGTGACCTTGACACCATCAATGAGTGTGTGCGTGGGGCTACTGTTGACATATTCAAAGAGAACGTAATGGAGGACTTAACGAACCAGTTCTCCGCTCTACTGCCTTCTGGAGTCGTCTTGCCAGAGACTCCGGAGGTCGGTACACTCGATGTTTCCAAGGTTCTAGAATCGAAGTACTACTTCAGTTAGGAGATCTCATGCCTAGTAAGCACACGAGACTGACCACCCCGATTGGTACGGCACGATGGCCGCGCCTCTCAAAGCCTGACACTAAGTTCGACAAGGACGGCGTGTACAAGGTTGACCTGATCCTGTCGGCTGCGGATGCCGAGCCTGTCAAGAAGCAGATCGAAGACGTGATGAAAGATCACATCGAGAACGTGAAGCGGACCAAGCCGAACCTCAAGAAGCGAGCTGATCTTCCGTTCGTTGAAGAGGTCGATGATGGCGGCAACGAGACCGGCAACTGGGTCTTCAAGTTCAAGCTGAAGGCCATCGGTGTCAACGGTGACGACAGGTGGGAGCAGCGTCCGATTGTCATGGACAGCAAGAAGGCTCCGATCGATACAACGTCTGTCGAGGTTGGACAGGGCAGCCGTATCTCTGTCGGGTGTGAAGTCGTTCCGTACGTCAGTCCGATGGTTGGTGCAGGGATCTCCTTGCGCCTGAAGGTTGTCCAAGTAGTCGAACTTCGTGAGTCCGGGTCGTCAGTGGGCGATGACTGGGGCTTCGATGTCGTCGAGGGCTTTGTAGCTAATGAGCAGACGAGCAGCACCAGCGTCGAAGAGGACTTCGACTTCTGAGGTCAAAGTGAAAGCCTTCCGAGGCTCTCACAGATGGTCCGTATTCATTCCGATTGACCCCGTCCCTGCGTCCAGACCTAGGTTTACTAGGACGGGCCGGTGTTACTACGGAAAGCGATATACGGCTTTCATCAAGACCGCTGCGGATCTGTTTGCGGATGCGAAGCTACCTCGATCGTTCCCTTTGGAGGGTAGTCTTGCCGTGTCTGCGGTGTTTCACGTCGTGAAGCCCCGTACGTCAAAGCGAGCTACCCCCAATGGGGACGTTGACAACTACTTCAAGACTCTAGACGTTTTGAATGGAGTCGTATGGGAGGACGATGACCAGTTGGTCTGGGCCTCGATGGCGAAGGAGTTTTCAGAGGAGGCGGGCATCACATTGGAGGTGGCTAGAGTTGAGCGAGTTCCTAAGACACGAGCCTTGTCCAAGATGTGGCTCGAAAGATAATCTTGCGAGATACACGGACAATCATGCGTACTGCTTTGGTTGTGATTACTACGAACACGGGGATGGAAACCCGGTAGAACAGAAAGAGACTCATAAAGTGACTGGTTTAATCGACTACGAAGTGGCTCCGTTGCAGAAGCGGGGCATATCCGAGGACACGTGCAAGAAGTTCGACTACGGCATCGGGACCTACGAAGGTCGCCCGGTTCAGATAGCGAACTACAGGGACGGGTCAGGCAACCTTGTTGCCCAGAAGCTGAGGTTCGTTGACAAGACGTTCAAGTGGCTGGGTGACCCCAAGAAAGCGTCCCTGTTCGGCTCACATCTCTGGCGAGAGTCAGGCAAGATGGTGACCATCACTGAAGGTGAGCTTGATGCGCTTTCCGTATCTCAGGTCTTTAACCTGACGTGGCCTGTCGTCTCCGTACCGAACGGAGCTAAGTCGGCTGCTCGGGTCATCGCCCAGAACATTGACTGGCTTGAGTCGTTCGACAGTGTCGTCCTGTGCTTTGATCAGGATACGCAGGGCAGGGCTGCCGCTCTTGAGGCTGCTCAGCAGCTCAGCCCCGGCAAGGCCAAGATCGTTACAGGGATGCCATTGAAGGACGCTAACGATTGCGTCGTAGACGGTAAGGTCAAGGAGCTTATCGATGCCGTATACAGCGCGAAGTCTTTCAGACCTGATGGTGTCGTACCGGGCGAGGAGCTTTGGGACGTAATCACTGACGACACTCAGGTCCCGTCGATCCCGTACCCGTGGCCCTCGCTGAATAACAAGCTGTTCGGTATGCGAGGAGGCGAGCTGGTGACGCTGACGGCTGGCACAGGCATCGGCAAGTCAAGCGTTGCCCGTGAGCTGGCGTACTACTTGATGGACATGAACCAGAAGGTGGGCTACATCGCACTGGAAGAGTCAGTCAAGAAGACGAGCGAGTTCATCATGGGACTTCGGATGAACATCCCGCCGCATCTCTGGACTCAGCAGGGTGTCACGATGGAGCAGAAGAAGGAAGCGTTTGACGCTACGGTCGGCTCGGGCAACATGGTGCTGTACGACCACTGGGGTTCGATCGATCCAGCTAACCTGCTGACACGTGTGAGATACATGGCCCGCGCCATGCAGTGCAAGTACGTGTTCCTTGATCACCTGAGTATCGTCGTCAGTGCGCTGGAGTCAGGAGACGAACGCCGGACCATCGACAACACGATGACGAAACTGCGGTCGCTCGTGGAGGAAACAAACATCCACCTCGTACTCGTGTCCCATCTCCGAAGGCCAGACGGTAGGGCGCATGAGGAAGGCGGATCGACGAGCCTTAGCCAGCTCCGTGGGTCTCATGCGATTGCTCAGCTCAGTGATGCAGTGATCGGATGTGAGCGTGATCAGCAGGACGAAAGCACGTCACGCATGATGGCCCTCAGAGTCCTGAAGAATCGGTATGCTGGGGACACGGGCATGGCGACCGTCCTTGAGTACAGTGGAGACACTGGCCGTCTCAATGAGTGGATCGCTCCTGAAGTTATCGAAGTGCCAACTACCTAGTGTTGGGAATCCCAACAGAAAGAAGACATCATGCACACTGTAGTGTTTGATATCGAGACGAACGCCATCAAGTGCTTCCGGACCTTATTGGGTCTCAAGAAGATTCACTGCGTTGCGCTCTCGACTAACGGAGACGAACCACGTCTAGTCACGATCGAAGAAGGGCTTGAGGAGCTGCGGCTTGCTGATGTCATTATCGGCCACAACATACAGGAGTTCGACGTACGTGCGATCCAGAGGCTCTACCCTGAGTGGGAGCCAGAGGGCTGCGTTAGAGATACGCTTGTTCTGTCTCGCATGGTCTGGCCTGACATAGCCAATACTGACTGGCAGAACGTTGACTTCCCGAAGAAGTTCGCTGGCCGTCACTCGTTGAAAGCATGGGGCTACAGGCTCGGGATGCACAAGGGTGACTACGGTGAGCAGGACAACTGCTGGGACGAGTATACGGATGAGATGGGCGAGTACTGTGTCCAAGATGTTCGGGTTACTCTTGCTCTATGGAACAAGATTCAGGCGGAGGACGTGCCTGAAAACCCCACTGTGTTGGAACACGAGTTCGCGGCCATAATCTCTCAACAAGAGAGAAACGGGATCGGTTTCAACGTAGACGCAGCTAGGGAGCTGCACGGATCCTTGCTGGCCGCCAAGGACGAGGTACAGAAGGAACTGAAGACGGCGTTCCCTCCACAGACCATCCCTATGAAGACTCCCCTGTACTACTACGACCCGGAGACTGATGAGAAATATGACAAGAAGAAGGATTGCCCCGCGAAGATCCGGTCTCGTTTATTGGCCGGGGAAAGGCGCGTCAAGACCATACCGTTTAACCCCGGTTCTCGGGACCAGATCGCCAAAGGTCTCATCGAGAAGCATGGGTGGGAGCCTGAAGACTTCACTCCAGAAGGTCGCCCAAAGATCGATGAAACGGTTCTTAAAGGTCTTGAATATCCTGAATGCAAGCCGCTGATCCAGTACTTGCTTCTGGGCAAGCGGCTGGGCCAAGTGGCTGAGGGACGAGAGGCGTGGATCAAGCTGGAGAAGGACGGTCGAATCTATGGCCGCGTCAATCCGTGCGGTGCCGTGTCCACTAGGTGTACGCATAGCAAGCCGAACGTGGCGCAGGTGCCTAGAGTCTCAGCTCCTTGGGGCCTTGAGTGTCGCAGCCTGTTCTGCGCTCCTGAAGGATACAGGTTGGTTGGCGCAGATATGAGTGGACTAGAGCTTCGGTGTCTCGCTCACTACACGTTCCGCTATGACGACGGCCTGTATCGTGACGCGATCCTTGAGGGTGACATCCATGAGATCAACAAGGAGGCGGCAGGTCTGGACAACAGAGACCAAGCGAAAGTCTTCGTGTACGCCCTTTTGTATGGCGCAGGGGCGGCCCGCATTGGGAAGATCGTGGGCGGAACGGCCCGTGATGGGAGCCACCTGAAGACCGTCTTCTTGAACCGTATGCCTGCACTTAAGAAGCTGAAGGACGCCGTCGAGTTTAGAGCCGACAAGCTGGGCGTACTGAAAGCTATCGATGGTCGTACCCTCAGGGTCAGGTCGAAGCACAGCGCGTTGAACCTGCTGCTTCAGTCAGCCGGGTCGATTGCGATGAAGAAAGCGACATGCTTACTGCACTCTATATTGAGGACAGAGAACATGGGAGACCTTGACAAGGTCAAGCAGGTCGCGCATATTCATGATGAGATCCAGCTAGAAGCTAGGTACGACTGCGCTCAGGCTGCGGGTAGAGCCGCTGTCCGGGCAATGGAGCAGGCCGGTGAGGAGCTAGGGTTCAGGTGTCCGTTGACCGGGGAGTACAGCATTGGAAGCAACTGGGCAGAGACGCATTGATGTCGCGTACCTAGCCGGACTCGTGGACGGCGAAGGATGCTTTATGTACAAGAGAGGACCTCACCTCAGGGTGGAGTCAACCAGTCGATGCGTCATTGAAAAAATGTATGAAGTGTTCGGAGGCAAATGCTCTGTCTCTAACAGGAGAACGGCCTTGAATAGGGTCGTTTTTCTTTGGAATGCTTACGGATCTCAGGCTGCTTTGATATCCGAAGAGCTTGCTGAGTTTTTGATTGATAAGCGGATTCAAGCTATAATCCTTTCACGTATCCACAAGTACCCTCCGAGGTCGGCTATGCGTGAGTCGCTTAAGTCTCGGCTAATATCAACCAAAAGGGCCGCATCGTGACTGACCTACAATTCGTACCTAGCGACGAGATGATCAAAGAACTGCAAAAACGGTTCGACGAGCTTGTCGTTCTCGGATCTGCTCAGAGAACTAGACAAACTGAAGATCTTACGGTAGCCTTCAGTGGTTCTTATCACAGTTGCGTCGGCTTGATTGAGCTGGGGCGCATTGCGATACAGGCCGGAGGCTCACCCGATGACGAGGAATATACTTCTTGACGGTGACATCGTCATATACGAAGTTTTACTTGCCTGCGAGACAGCATGGGACTGGGGCAATGACATCTGGACTCTTCACTGCGACATGCGGGAAGCGTCACAGAGGTTTGACTGCTGGATAGCTGACATCCAAGAGAAGCTAGAGGCGGATAGGGTCTACGTCGCCTACACCGATAAGGTGAACTGGCGCAAGGATGTACTTCCCACATACAAAAGCAACAGGAAAAAGAAGCGTAAGCCTCTCGGATTTCCGGCCCTCAAAGAATACACGAGGTCTGTCTATACCGTATGCGAGGAGCCTAGTCTGGAGGGCGACGACATTCTTGGGATTCTTGCGGGAATGCCTAAGTCACTAAGCTGGCTGGGGTGCCGCCGGATGACTGGAGACCGGATCATCGTCACGATCGACAAAGACTTGCGGACGATACCCGGACTGCACTACAACCCGCAGAAGCCTGAGGAGGGCGTGGTCGAGGTTAGCAAGGAAGAAGCTGACCGTGCGCACCTGACTCAGACGCTGACCGGAGACGCGGTTGACGGCTACAGCGGGTGTCCGGGGATCGGCCCAAAGCGGGCAGCTCGAATACTGGATGAATCATGTGACTGGGAGCAAGTAGTCGCGGCGTACGCGAACGCTGGCCTGTCCGAAAAAGAAGCTCTGGT